ACGTTTGAGTTAACAGTATCAAACGACCCCGTTGTCACGTTGTATGTCACAGCGTCAAACGTGCCGGATGTCAGGGCCAGTTTTCTATTTGATGCAATTGTTAGAGCGTCAGCGAGTTGAACTGTTCCTGTGGCGCAGTCGATGGTGATAGCGTTGTTCGTGCCAAAAGCAATACCATTGCTTGTAATAGTCTGAGTTCCTCGACCGGAAAACACATAGGTGCCAACTGATGCGCCGCCCATTGTGATTCCAGTACCAATCTTGAAGTCTTTGTAAATTACAGGAGAGTATATAGAAGACACAATAGAAAACGTCATTGCGCTTGTACGCGCTGACATATCAACAGTACCAATGTTCCAGTTACCGGATGACGTTATAGTCCCAGCGCTTCCTGTGTCATCAAACACCGCCGTATCTTGAGCCAGCGGGAAATTGTTGATGTCTGGCGTCCCACCAGATGAGGGTGCCCATGCCGTAGCACTCCAGTTCTGAGTTCCAGCAAGGTTCCAGTACACAGTCTTCGGCGCAGGGAATGTGATCCCAGAGTTCCCACCGCAGTCACCCGCACGAGTCGGAGAGCCACCCGCAGCAGTACCGGCTATCGTGATGTCTCGGAAGTCGCAGTCATCAGCGGATAGGGTGCCGACGGTCAAATTACGTTGAGTGCCGAGGACAGAGGAGGTTAAGAAACCTCGGCGAACTGCTGTGGCTCCGGCGACTGTGAGGGTTCCTGTGATTGTTTGATTGTCGGAAAAAATGCGTTGCTGTATAGCGGCGCTGCTCGGCGCTGCAAACGTCAAATTTCTAAATGTGTTCACGCCTGCTACTGTTTTTACGGTCGCACCTGTGTTTGTAAACTCAACATCGTAAAAAGTCTGACCGCCGCCGTTAAAAGTTATGGTAGTTCCGGAGCACGACAGCATCGACGTCCCCGCATTAAACGTAAAGTTCGTTGACGTTGTAAACGTCACCGGAGTAGAACTCAAAGTAACCGTACTCGACCCAAGCGTAATCGTTCTGACGTTGCTGTTGCTAGATGACAAAGTGCCAGCAGTGACGTTGTAGTTTTTGGTGTCGAACGTGCCGTTGGTGACGGTGAGTGTGTTAGTGCCAATGTTCAGCGCGTCTGCTAGTTCTACAGAACCGCCGTAAGAGTCAACGGTGATTGCGCCTGATAGTGTTTTTCCCGCGCTGGTAATTGTCTGTGTGTTGCGACCAGAGAACGTTAATGCAGCAGAGTAGCTTTGCGTTACCCCGCTTCCTAAAACCCAGTTGCCATACACTGTATACGCTGTTGATCCTGCCAGCGTCATCGCATTTGTCCGAGTGGACATATCGATGGTGCCAAAATAAGTAACAGCCGAGTCCAACGTCACCGTCGCCGACGTATTCAGCCCTGTGTTCTCAATAACAGCCGTGTCCTGAGCGAGCGGGAAGTTATCGGTACTAGCCCCGCCACCAGACGATGCTGCCCAGTTATTAGCAGACCAGTTACCACCCGCAGCAGTCACCCAGTAGACGGTCTTGGGTGTGCTGAACGTAATCCCCCTGCATCCTCTCAAGTCCCCAATCCTCGTGCCAGAGATCGGCGCAGCAGTGCCAATAACGTAGATATCTCGGAAGTCTGCGTCTGTCAGGCTTGGGGTGGCGTTGACGGTGAGGGTTTGGGCGATGCCGTAGGTGACACCACGGAACCAGACACGGCGATTGCCTGCGGTGCCGGTGGTGGATAGGGTGCCGTTGATAGTTTGGCGAGAGTCAAAGGTGATTTGAGTGACGCCAGCAGAAGCGGGAGCGGTAACGGCAAGATTGTTAAAGGTGTTAGTTCCACTGATAGCTCGACCGGAACTGGCTGTCGTGCTAGTAAACGAAACGTTGTAAAACGTCTGGCCACCGCCTACTAATCCACCGTTAGTTCCAGTTATATTTATTTGGGATGTGCCAGCGTTAAAAGTAAGATTCGTCGCGTTTGTAAAGTTAATAGCATCAAATGAACTACTTGAAAGAGAAACCGTACTGCTACCAAGATTGATCGTGCGGGTGTTGCTGTTGCTGGAGGATAGGGAGGAGGCAGTGACGTTGTAGTTGTTGGTGTCGAAGGTTCCTCCTGTTACAGTAATCGTTCCAGAAGACGTAAGCGCATCTCCAAGCGTCCATGTTGTTGTCGCTATTGCTGTACCAAAAGCACAAGCCCCAACAGTTTTGCCAGCAGTTGTAACGGTAAATGACCCACTGGTTGCAGAAAACCCTAGCAGGCTTGTATTTGTCCAAGTCATGCCAGCCGATATGGTCAGCGATCCGTAAATTGAAAACGATCCTGATCCGGCTAACGTTCCTGTAAATCCTGCAAAAGTAATGTTTTTACAAATTGCGGAAGAAACAGTGCAGGTGCCAGTGGATGCGGCATCAAAATAAACGTCATCCGCACTCGTCGGAACAGTTTCGCCACCTGGACCACCAGACGTAGCAGCCCATTTGGTACCGGCAGTAGCATTCCAGGTGTCAGTTCCCCCGACCCAATATCTGGCGGCCATGACTACGCCTTCACATATTTAACGCCATCAGTCTCGATGTACTCAAGCTGCGCTTCCTCAACCGGAGGCGCAGTCACAACCGCAATCCAATTATCCCGGCGCTGCTCTTTCATAGCCTGGATCTCTGCTTCCGTGAACTTGTGATCATCAGGAAGGTGGAGCGCATCAGCAAACTTGCCGTGGGGCGTCTCAAATGAGAAGTCAATCTTGATCATATATCCTCCAGAAAAAACACCCGCCGGAGCGGGTGCCTAGTCCCACCCTGTTTAGGGTGTCTACAACTAATTATGCCGCGTCTAGGGAAAAAGTATAAACTACATTCAACGTGTCACCCGACACCACACTCCGATCACCGGGAGCTTGGAAGTCTGCCGCCGAGAACAGCGTACCCGTCGTACCGCCTTTAGTGTCGTTGGACGTCAGGAAGGCCCCGCCAATCGTTGCTGTCGCATTGATGTTAAACGAGGCAGGGGAGCCCGAATTCGTAATAACCGATGGGTCAGCAGTCGTCGCCGTGCCAAACGTGCAGGTCGGGCGAGTTGCGTTACTATAGCCGGTCTCTTCCGTCCAGCCCGCATGAGACGCCATCGTATCACCCGCAGCGGGGTTGTTCGACGAAGCGGCACCGTACAGACCGATGTACCAAGAAGTGATCTGCGTACCGCTCGCAAAGTACACAGAGTTCATCGACTGAAGGCCGACGTTCACCACAAGGTTCTTGGACTCAGCTTCCCACTTCAGCTTGCCATCTTTATCAAAGCACTCAATGCGGAAGACCCCGCCGCCTTTGACAGATTCAGTGGGTTGGGTGTTACGAACAACCGAGGCAGCTACCTGATCGGTCGATTTGGCTTTTTCGAGAGACATTTTAGAACTCCTTTATCCGATTCGGATCACTGCATCAGTTGGGTTATTGGCTGGGAACTGAATTTGGAAGTTGCCACTTGATACAGTTTTAACTTCACCAAACTCAAAAACCGCAACCGCTCTATCAGCCTTACTGCTATTGTAGATCAAAGCACCACGGGCGCTAAAGTTGCCTGAAGTCCACGTTGTTGTAGAGAACGACACAAATGCAATTCCCTGAGACAACGTCACAGTCGCCCCGGTTAGTGTATTCCCACCCGCCGTATAACCTGCACCGGATGCCTCATTAGCCGTCGTATAAGTCGTGGTTCCCGGACCAATCGTCGCATTGTTGGTGTAGAGCGCGATCTTGAAAGTATCAGTCAGGAAGTCATGGATACCCTTAAGGAGTTCTTCCTTGAAGCCGTTGCACATGCCTGCGGTGATCATTACTTCACCTCGACTCTAACTTGACCGTCACGATAGGCATCCATGCGCTGCTTACCATCCCCAAGCTGTTTGAGAAGCATGAGAGCTTGTGCGTACAGGGTCTCGTACAACCTGACCGATTGCTCGTCGCCCTTGATAAAGCGAATACCTTCGATCAAAACACCATTAAGAAGAGCAGAGTCAAAGTTGTCCCCAAGCCATGTCGTGCCAGAAGTGACAATTGACTGTGGGTAGTAATAGTAGTGCAGCTCAACTGGGTATGCTTGGTCCGGTGTCGGGCCTAAAATGAACGTCAACTCGTTAGAGTTGTCAGAAGCTGGGCCAAAGATAGCGTAGTGCTTGGGAACCCCTGTAGCATTCGGCGTTGGATATGCTTCTCGAATGAAGTTAACATCCTTGTTTAGAAGAAAGCTGAACGTGCCCGTGTTTAGATTACCGTCGGTTACAACCGCCAATGAGTAGACTGACAAAAAGTCTCCCGGTGCCGAGAGGTACTTATTCCCCGCCGATAGCGTCGCAGTCTGGTTCCGTCGTAGAGACGCCAGTTGTACCGTGTTGTAAATCTTTTGCTCAGCCTGCTTAGTGAGCATGTCCAACACAGCGTCTGGGATATTTATCTCCAGCGTATCCCTGACCGCAGTCTTGAGATCAGCGTAGTTCACGCCATCGGTCCTCGGGCCATAGTACCCTTAGTGGCTGCGCCGGTACCACGGATTTTGATGCCAGAAGTCTTTGGGTCAGCAGCTACTTTTGGGCGGCTGATATTACCGACCGACATGCACATCTTATCCACAGGCGTCGCTTTGTTGGCCTCGGAAGGCCCCATCAATTTAGCCTTAGCCATCTCAAACCCCGCTCTTGTATTTGAACGAAGACTTCTTCTGGTTAGCGACCTTCGCCAAGTTGCGACCCATCTCCTTCATCTGGAGGTTGGTCTTGCCGCCCTTAGCAAATTTAGTCAGGGGCTTGCCCGGGTGCATAGACTTCTCGTGCTTATGGACGGCCTTCTTAACGACCGCTTTGTCCATCTTGACATCAGAGTGCTTCATAGTAACCTCACGAAATGACAACGGTTAGTGTGCCAATACTACCCGCAAGTTGCTGACCAAACAATGGCACGACCTGCGATCTACTTTGTGGATACCCTGTGAAGTCTGGCCTTGGGTTCCTGACTGCTTGGGGGTCCTCAACTGGGAACGTACCCAGCTTCAACTGCGGGTGGCTTGGGTTCCAGCACTCAGGGCACGCTAGGATCTGCGTCGGTACGTTCTTGACGATGATCTCTTTCAACTGCCCAAGCTTGAACCGAAACCCACAGATGTCGCACTCCGAGAGCGCGTTATCCCGTCTGGCAAACCGATTACTCATCAGCGCGACCTAAAGATCCGAGGTACAAACCGTACCGACGCCTTCTCCCGATCCTCGCCTGCTGCCAAATTGAACTGCTCCTCGTACTCCCGCTTGAGCATGTCTACACGATTCATCAAATCAGGAGTCTTAAGCGCGATGTGGTACGCCAGCCCCGCCGCTATTGCAGGTAGGAATCGAAATGGAGCGTCCGGGGTATTGATACCCGTACCTGCGTCTTGGATCCTGCGGAGTCTGTAGTAGAAGAGGGTATACGGGGTGGAGGCGTCAGGTACCGGCCAAAGAGTAAACCGGGGTTGATCTCGTAAACGCTCAACGAAGATCTGAATTGGACGGCCTTGAGTGAGCTTAGTCGGGATCGATGCGTACGTTGAAACGCTGATCCGAGAAATCGTAAGGTCCGACTGAAGCGTCGGGTTACCTGCACCGGTCCGAATAACATGTTCAATGATGTCGATTGTGTCAGCAGGGAGGTTGTATGTCGCCGTCCCCGGGGTCAGCACCTGAGTACCAGACTCAAGTGTCCAGAGGTTAATACCTCGGTTAGCAAACTCGATAGTCAGCAGGTTCATCGACCTACGGGCCGTCCGCAGGTCATAGCCCGAGCGCATCTCACGACCGGCACGCTCCCACGCCTCTTCAGCCAGCTCTGTGAAGTCTAGGTTGAATGCAGTGGTGCCGGAGGTTGTCATCGGAATCTCGCTGTCTTAGCCGCAATCTTCGGCGGCTGCTTCACAAACTGCTTACCTTTAGCCTTACCCGCACGCTTTGCTTTAGTTGTTGCCGCATACTCGGCAGGACTCAGGGCTTCAATCGCTGCTTTCGGCAGGTACCTCTCACCAGTCTTGGAGGATGGTTTCCCGCTGCGTGTGGCCCACTTCTGCGCGGTCCAGTCTTTAAGGGACTGTTGTGACGGTTTAGTCACGGTACCCGCCACCCTTAGCCTTGTATTGTTTGGCAAGAAGCTGGGCTTTACGGGCTGACCACTGCCCTGCACCGGTACCCTGAGTCGCCTGTCCCTTGATCTTGTTGAACAAGGCTTTACGCATCCCGGGCTTAGTGTAGTTCCCCGCTTCGTTGACTTTAGACTTGACGGGGCCGCCTTCAGCGTAGACCTCGAACTCATCACCATCCTTGCGGTGCTTGATCTTAGGCATCTTGCGGGGGGATATGATCCCCATACCCCGGCTCGGCATCATACGAATTTACCTCGGGTTTTACCTCGTTGAGCGCAACCGTCTGCACGCTTGGAGGCGGAGCTTACTGAACCGCCTTTCTTAAACGGCGCTTGGTTGTACGACTCATACTCACGTGCTTCACGAGGGATACGGTCCATACGCTCACGGGCTTCTTTAAAGCCACGCTCTGCATCCATACGTTCAGTCGGCATGATCCGCGAGAGGATGTCAGTCTTGGCTTTATCAGCCCCCTGCATATCTTTTCGCGCTTTATCAATCGCCTTCTGCTCTTTCTCAGTCGGCTTACGTACAGGGAATCCGGCCATGTCAGCAGCTCCCGCCTTTACGCATTTTAACCATCGTACCCTTGGTTTTACCCTTCTTGGCAATACCGTCAGCCGCCTTGTGGCCTGCAGCAAGACCGCCCTTAGCGTAGGCCATACCACCACCCATCATCTTCTTGGGGGCTTTCTTAGGCATCATCGGCATGGATTTCATGTCATTTCCTTTAGGATTACGGCCCTTATCGGCCTCGGAGAATTCACGTCCTACGGACGTTGGGACACCCACGCGTTTAGCGAAGGTGGGGGAATGGGCGACCGCCCGCATAAAATCAGCTTGTTTTTTCGTCTCGCTCGGCATCATCGGGCCTCGTTCGACCAAACATACGCTGAACCGTATCCGTTTCCCAAATCCGAATACCTGTCCAAAAGATCGTAAATAGCGCAGCAACAGACGGCAACATGTCCACTAGAGTACCAACAACAGTTACAACAGACAAGCCGTCCATCAAAGTCTTGACTGTTTCTTCAGTGTGATCGTTCATGTCAGCAGTTCCATGCTTTACGCGCCTTCCTCAGGCGACTGTTAGGATCCTTTGCCGCTTCCGGGAACATCTTCGCCTGACCGGCGGATCTTGCACAAAACGACTTCCTGCGCTTGGCGTCTTTTTCGGTTTTTGGATTTGGGGCTGGGGGCTTCAACCCCGGCTTACCCGGATTAGCTGCGTTGTAGCTGGCACGGCCTTTAGCGTTTAGCCCGCCAGCAGGATTCTTACCTTCTTTCCGGGTCCAAGCAGGCGTCTTCGCCATGATTACCTCTTCATTGCGCCAGCGATTGTTGGAGCGATCTTCTCGACCGACCTGCCGATTACATAGCCTCCGAGTCCAAACTCAACGATGGACCAGAGCTTGAGATATTCTGCCTCAGACAGCCCCGGTGCCGCCCACCCAAACCATCGTGCCACGATCAATCCAACGAAGACAATCATCGTCAACGGTCGCCAGTTCGATGCTAACCAGTGGGTTGATGCGGCTTCGGTCTTGATAATATCGGCTGCGGCGGCGTTCAACTGATGGGCGTTCTGCCAGAGTTGTGTAGAGACCTCAGCCTCGGCCTTGGCTGCTTCAGCCGGGTCGGGAAATTTTGATGCGACAATTTTCCCAAGAATTGGGGCCAGCACCGGGATGAGGGCTTGGATCATCTACGCCTCCAAGAGTGTCGCTATACGACGCGCCCAGCCCCGTGAAAAAGACGGCCAGCCGGACATCGAGGTCATCGCCGTCAACCGTTTTGCAAGCATCCTACGCAGGATGCCTTCGGGATTTAACTCATTGATTGCGGCAAGGGTCTTAGGACCAAGAATACCGTCAGGTGTTGCACCCACCGCCTGTTGCAGCCAGCGAATTGCCGTTCCGGGGCCTGAGTTCACCGCAGCGTCAAAAACCGCATAGCGCAGCAGGGGAGGAAGGCTTTCAGCCTGAACTGCATCCCAGTACGACTTGCGATAAATCGCCTTGGCAACATCAACCGGAAGGTCTCTCATCAAACCTTCATAGCCGTGGGCACGGGCCACAACCTTCGTGACCCCCCACATCGTCTCACCGCCCGGATCGGCCTCGTGATTCGAATAGCCTCCCTCGTGCCCTAAAAGGTGATGAAAGGCTTCATCGAAGTTCACTGCGCTGCTCCGCCGTAGAAGAACAACGTTACGCTCAAAACATTGATGTCCGCCACGTCGATAAACACACCATCAGTAAACAAGACTCCCATGTCAGAAATCAACATGTACTGAGCTGTTTTAGCAGCAGGTGTGTTTATCGTTACTTGGGCAGAACCGCCTGACGTACTGCCGTTCTTGAGCGTAAACGAGGAGGCTGTATCCGAGCAAGAATAGTAAATTCCTACAACACGGGTACGTCCTGCAATGGCATGTCCGTCAGCGGTCTTAGTGACCGACTGAATATTACTATTGCTCATGACAGCCCCTTATCAGGCAGTGTAAGCGCCGTCAGTGGGAACGTAGTAAAGAATCCGCCCAGAAATGGCACCACCCGTGGCAGCAGAAGCACCTACACCACCGGTCAGCTTAACCATCTGGGTCGAAGACATCACCACGCCGAGATCGTCACCCGCCGTAGCAGTGGCCCATGTAAACACAGACTTGCCTGCATCCGCATCACCTTCAGCAATCAGACCGTCCACATCCACCGCCGAGGTGTCCGTGTAACCAATCCAACCCATATCAAAGGTGGGGCTAGAACCGCCCGTACCAGCAGCATTGGCTTGAATCTCAACAATCACCGCACCAACCGGCAGGATGATTGAACGCGTATCCGATGCAGAACGCTGAAGATCGGTCGTGTTGGCGTCAGTGGGATCCAGATAGAAATCGGCCACCATCAGCATCGAACCAGCATAGCTGGTCTTCGTGGAATCCCCACCACCCGAGCGCCATACGGAAGTGGTCGTTGAAGTCGTCGGCATAATATCCTCTCATGCGAGTCGCCCAACAGTCTGCATGAAGTCCGCCGTACCGGTCTGATGGGCTGGGATTACGGATATCGATGTTTTATCACAAAAGAAAAGGGGGCGCAAGGCCCCCTTCCAGATCTACAAAATCTAGATCTTAGTTTGCCCCGGGCGACCCGAAGGCGCCAAGCGGATCAGAGACCCCAAACGAGTATCGCTCGCGGGCCTTGTACCTAGAGTTGCCAGTGTCAAAGTCCTCATCCATACCCGTTTGCATGGGGGTACGAACGAAGTGCTTCAGTCCATTAGGCACGTCCGTGGTTAGGAACCACGCGTTCGGGTCCGTGAGCCAGTGGTTAACAGTGTAACCCTCAGGGATCGAACCGTTGTTCTTGAGCGCGTTGATGTCGTTGTCAGTCGTGCCAACACGCAGTTCCGTTTCCAGAATACGGGTTGCAACGAACTGCAGTGACGGAGGCACAATCAGCTTGCGGGGTTTAGCCGCAATCAGGAGCCCACGCTCATCGGTCCACGCAGCGATCTGAATAACAGCCGCCTCAAGCGAGGTTTCGTTCAGATCAGCGCCAACGGTCGGACGGTTGCTGTTCACACCACCGGAGATCAGGGGGTGATCGGTCGCAAACAGAACCTTACCGTCGCCGTAGGTCGGGCCACCCGTGAAGCCTTGGTTCAGGATGTTAGCCGCTTTGACCTGCTTGGTATACGCCATGGCCCGTGCGAGCGCCTTGGTGTAGCGGGCCGAGAGACTGTCGTACAGGTTATCTTCCATCGCCTCTTGGGTGATCGAAAAGCCCATCGCAATCGTCTCGTGCACGTACCGTGCGGTCCAAGCTTCCTGAGCGTTGTCGTAGGCCATCGCCGCGCCTTCGGCTTTCACCGGGGCTGCAGAGAAGCCAGACAGCTTGGTCTCTTCCTCGAAGGAACGCTCAGAGCTCTCGGTTTCAAAGATCTCTTTATGCTCTTCGGGGTAGCGGTTGTACTCCAGACCAAACAGTGCATTTAGTCCTGGGAGCAGTTCTTTAAGTAGTTGGGAACGTGAAATAGCCATGATCTACTCCTTAAACACCAGCGGTGGCGTTATAGGTGTGGTAGGTGGCGTTGAACTTGACAATGAACTCAACGAAGTTACCCGAAGAATTCTTAGTGTCAGGCACAACATCCACAACCCGGATCGGCAGAATCGTGGTGACGTTGTTAATAAACACGCCCATACGACTGTTGCCGGTGGTGGTCAAACCGGTGTTAAGGACCAGTTCTGCGTTACAAGCAATCGCGTTGCCACGAGAGATGTAAGCAGGCAGCAGACCGCCAGCGGCATCATCAGCCACAGCACTCGTGACGTTCACGACCTTGAACAGAGCGTTCGGGTCATCACAAATGTAAGCTTCGATGTCGTCAGCGACGGTGCTCGCAGGGTAGTACTGCGAGTAGATCTTCTGCTTCGTCACCGGGCTGGTGTACGAGCAGCCCAAGAACACACCCACCACACCAGCGACGGGGGAGGTTTGGTTCTGAAGGGTCGTGATGATGAGAGTGCCATCATTCTTGTACTGAACCACGTCACCATAAAAAATGGCAGTGCCGTAATTCGACGCGATGGGAATGGCACGGGTCGCACCCGCAAACGGTAGACCACCGATCAAATTGACCGGACGGAGGCCGTAGGGTGCATTAACAGTGGGGTAAGCCATGTCATGCTCCTAAGTTTAAGATCCAGATCCGAAAGTAACCCGAGTCTTATGCTCACGATAGAGCGGCATTCGCGGGTCGTTCTCTCGCATGAGGTTGTTGTCAACTGCCTGCATGTTCGCACTCGCTTGAGCGTTGTAATACTCGTTGCGGTCAGCGACCATCTCAGTGGGGGTTTTGCAAAGCATCAGTCCGCCAATCACCACGTTGTCCTTGAACTGGTCGTTCTCGGCAGTCATCAAAGTGATCTCAGGATGATCTGAAGCTTTGACGGGCTCCCAGCCCTCACGCAGTTTTGAGGCTACATTACGCGGATCAGACTGGCCGCCCATTGCAATACGGATCCAGCGAAACTCGTATCCCGGCTCCGGGTTCGGAGAGGGCAGCAACTCGGGAGGACGCCAAGAGCGTTTCCGAGCGGTCTTTTCGCGGGTCGTCAATTCACGATCTAGTCTGTTCTCAGCCATTTTGTTTCCCCATTTCCTTAGCAAACTGTCGTCCATACTGCTCTGGAGTAAGACCAAGCCGTCGAGCGAGGGCTACTTGCCTTTCGGTCAGCACGATCTTCCTAGGCGCGGTGCTGCGCGTCACAGGCGCTACGACAGTTGATTGTTGGCGCGGCTTTGGAGCCGGTTTTGCTTCTTCAACCTCTTCGACGTCATCGAATCGGTCTGGGAAGACTTGGCGCATACGAGTATTAATACGCTCGTAGTAGTCGTCACTCTTAGGGTCTACACCCTCGCGGACTAGTCTTTGGTGCAACCCCAACGCTAGGCTAGTCATCTCCTCGTCAGATCCAAACCAAGGATTCTGGTCGCGCCAAGCAAGCGCTTTTGGATCTGCTTGAGGTGTCGGGGCGGTTGTTACTTGCTGTTGTACAGGAGTTTCTGAGGTTTGTAAAGGGGCTGGTTTCCAATTCGCCAACCGCTCAGCACGCATCTTAGCCGCTGTAAGTGCTTCTTGGGCCTCTACGACTTTATCTGCATCACCTGACTCGTAGGCTTCCTTGTACTTCCGCTTCGCCTGATCCAGCTCTACTGCAACCCGCGCTTTAGCCTGTTCGACCATTGCGTTCTGGGTTGTATCGGTCTGTTTTTTGAGGCGTTGATTCTCTTCCAACAACTGTTGCGCAAGGCGCACAGCCTCTTCCCGTTCCCGCTGTGCGGCCTCAGCCCGACGACGCTCGTCGTGGTACCCCTTGGAGAGGTGTTTGATCCGTTTCTGAATCTTCTCCGAGTACTCACCAAGCTCTTCTTCAGTCACCTCAGGCGGAGGTTCCGAGGGTTTACGACCCCGGTCTTTAGGAGGTGTGTCATCCACAACCTCAATTTCTACATCCTTCGCCTTCTGCACAGGTTCTGCAGGGGTGTCGCTTGCGATCTCAATCTGAATCTCTTCAGTCTGAGGCTTTTCTTTCTGTTCCGCTTCACGCTCGTGAGGGAACTTGAATTCAAGTTTCTCGAATGTCATGCTCGTACCACTCCTCTCGGGTCGCTGACCACAGCTTCAATGCTGTCGTCGTTCATCAGGCGATACTCCACACCGGCCACTTTGAACCGCGTACCGGTATTGGCACGGAACATCACGAAGTCGCCCACTTTGCACCACGGCCCGTTTGGAAATCGATCAGGGTCAGAGTAAGCCTGCGAGCCCATGTCCAAGACTGCACCCACGATAGACAGGATCTGCTCCTGCTGCATGGTTCGCTCAGCCTTGGCAATACCAGATTCAAACTTCTCTTCTACAGTCGGTAGCGCAATCAGCAATTTATAGCCGACGGGTACAGGCAGTTGTGCCTCAAGCTCCTCTTGCGAGGGGGTGATATCACTCATCGTTATCATCCATATAGTTACGCGAAAGGTCTCTGATTTCACGCTGTGCGGTCTCTAGACCTCGGATCAAGCCACACAGATCACGGTACTCGGCGTAGTCCTTCACAGACCCTTGAGCCAATACCTCGATTGCAGAGGAGCGATGCTCCTCGATGTTTTTAAGCAGCACGTCAAAGACGGTCTTAGCCACAGTTACCTCCTGCCAGTCATGAGCTTAGCGGCGTCAAGTTTGAGTTTTTGCTGGTCAAGCTGAATATCAGCCGCATCCTTCGCAGCCTTCCTCTGGACTTCCTGTTGTTTAACCTGCAGCTCAGCCTGCTGGAGCTGGAACAGAGGATCTTGCTGGACCTGCTGCGCTTGCTGCTGCGCAGCTTGCGCTTGATGCATCTGAGTGAGTTGCTTACCCGCATCAGCCACGAGTCGAGCGAGCTGGACTTCCATCTCCTCAGGCAGTTCTGCATCCGGTGCAGGCAGCGGAGCCCCAAGCCGCTCTTCGATCTGTTTGCGGTATGAGAAGGCCAGATGTTCTGCCACGTGCGCTTGGAGTGACGCCATAATCTGCTGCGCCATGGGGTTCTGTCCGATAGCCTGAGCAATCATCGGGTCCTGCATAAACGACATGTGCGTCGCAATATGCGCGTCGTGGTCCTGATAGATGAACGCCTTCAGAGGTTTACCCGTCAGGGCACCCATGTTCTCACTCACCGGGTCCCGGGGCTTCTGGTCCTCTGCCAGCGGAACGATCTTTTCTGCCTGCTTGATGCCCAACGTCTCAAGCATCTGTCTGTGGAGGAACGGCAGGTCATAAATTTGGGGAGCCGACTGCGCCATCTGGAATGCAGCCTGATACTGCACCACCCTCTGAGCCATCGTGCT